CCTTTTTTTAAGCCAAATAAAATTAATGAAAAACTTTAAGAGAAAAGTTGATAGTAGAACTTGGGGTGTTTTAGGAAAGCAAGAAACTTTTTATGCTCCAACACAATTTTTAGGAGAAAAGGTGCCATTAAATGCTAATGCCTTTGATTCTTGGGATTACAAAAAATCTAAATATAGAAGAATTGATTTAGTCCCAAGAACTATGGAGAATGACGGACAACAAGCTGGTGTTGTTCCACAAGGAACATCAATACCGGTTACTCCAAGTCCTACGCCGAGTGCTACTCCGACACCAACAATTACACCAACTAACACATCAACACCGACCCCTACTATTACACCAACGAATACTCCAACACCAAGTTCTACTCCTCCATCACCAAGTGGAACAACTGAAGCAAATGCTTATTTATCTGCTGTTGTTGCTGCTGGTGGTAGTGTTGATGCTACACAATCTGCTGCTACAAGAACATTATTTACATCATTAGTTAGTAATGGGTTATATGATAAGATTATAACTATGTATCCATATATTGGGGGTGTTGCTGCTTCTTGTTTAATTGAAGCAAAATTACAAACACAATATAATATGACTTATAATGGTGGTTGGACTTTTAACGCATCAGGTGCTACACCTAATGGAACATCAGGTTGGGCAACAAATAATATGTTTGCTAATACAGGTGTAACATTAAACGATAATAGTATGTGGACTTATGTAGGAACTAATCCGGCAGTAACAGCATATCAGGCTGAAATTGGAACAAATGATTATAGTGCCACTAATAAATTATTAATTATGGTTGGTGGAACTAATACAGCGGGTGATACAGGCACTTATTTTGATAATTGTAATAGCACTAGTAGAATAATAATACCTTCTGCGACAATTCCAACAGCATTAGGATTCTTTGGAAATAATAGAACATCATCAACTGTATTTAATGTTTGGAATAAAGGAGTTAAATTATCAACAAAAACTGCTACTAATACTAGCACATTACCATCGGATAAGTTCCAATTCCCTGTTGATGGAGCAACATTAGTTCAATATAGCTCAAGAAGACATCAATTTGATATTATAGGAAAAGGATTTAACGATACTGAAGCCGTGGCATTATCAACAATTATAAACACATTCCAAACATCATTAGGAAGAAATGTATATTAAAAAGATATGAAAGTAGTATTATTAACAGAACCAGAAAAAAATAGTTTAGTTGGACAATTAGTTCAACCAAATTGGTATTTTAATCCAGTATTAGATTGTAATAATAATTGGATTATATCAACAGAAGAAGTTGAAAGTTCAATTTATCCTGAACACGAATGGATTAAATCTATGCCATTAATTGATTGGTGTGCCCCTGAAAGACCACCATTTGAACCAATAAACTAATATGTATTTGGTTGATGGGATTGCCTTTGATGAATATTATGTTGAAAGTGTTTTATTAAACCTTATCAGTTGTGTTATTACATTAAATGTTATTTATCATAAGGACCAAAAAAGAATAACAAGAACAAAAGAGTTTATATTTCCAACAACTTGTGATGTTGATATAAATGAATACATAAAAAAAGTAGAGACGATAATAAATGCCTGAAGTATTTTATAGAAAAAAGTTTAGTTATTATTTAGGGGAACAAAGAGCCATAGATGATATCGTATTAGAATTTATTCCATTTCCAAGTCCTACTCCTACGCCGAACTATTGTATGTCTGGTCTTACAGATTTTACATTATGGTTTTATACTGATTGTTGTGGAACTTATGTATCAGGAACTACTATGGGTTTATCTATCTGTTATGATAATAGATTTGCCAAAGATGGTATTGCTGGACCTTATGGTCCTTGTTCAACAAATTGTATTACGCCAACACCGACCCCTACACCGAGTATTACTCCAAGTGTGACTCCTACCCAAACTCAAACAGAAACCCCAACCAGCACCCCTACAAATACGCCTACGACAACAATAACTGCTACTCCTACTAATACTGGAACTCCAACGGTTACGCCTACCAATACTCAAACGACTACACCGACCGTAACTCCGACTAATACTCCTACAACAACTTTAACTGCTACTCCTACACAAACAGGAACACCTACTACTACGCCTACCAATACTGTTACTCCTACCAATACTGTTACTCCAAGTATTACACCAACATCAACACAGACACCTACACCTAGTGTTACTGCTACACAAACAGCGACACCAACAAAAACCCCAACTAATACTCCGACACCAACAGTAACTCCAACTGTGACTCCAACTAATCCTATATGTGATACACTTAATGTTGCTTGGGACGGAGCACCTGATATGAGTGGTTTTAGTGGAACATATATTCAAGTTAATAATGGAGGTCCTGCTTATCTTAATTATAACTTAACGGGTGGAACAATCTTTAATATAACTTGTTCTACATTAAGTGGTGTAAGTTATACTGCTTGGGTTCAGACAACTGGATATGGATTAATTATTTATAGTCAATTAAATAATCAGTGGTTTATAACTAATCAGTTCGGAGCAAAAACTTGTGGTATAGGACAAAATAGTGTTGTTAGTTCTGATTCTTGGAGTGGTGGATTTACTTATAATGGACAACAATATCCACCTTCAGCAACTGGAGATTTTGGTGCGGCAACAATATCATACCCTGATTGTCCAGGTTATGTAACACCGACACCAACAACTACTAAAACACCGACCCCTACTCCAACAACTACTCCATCATTTGATGCTGATGCTGCGGCTTATTTATCAGCAGTATTACTTACTGGTGGAACATTAAGTCCTACAATATCAGCGGCAACCAATACATTATTCACTCAATTAAAATCAAATAGTTTGTATAATGATATTGATGTTTTATATCTAATGGTTGGTCAAACAGCGGCATCAACAGCATTAAACGCTAAAAGAACAAAGAGTCAATTTGATATTACTTGGAGTAATGTTGCTAACTTAACATTTAATACTTCTGGTGTAACCAATAATAGTAATGGTTATGGAAACACAAACTATAATCCAAGTGTAGAAGCATCAGCAACAAATACATCGTGGGGAATATATCATACCGCAGGTAATATGGGTGGTGAAACATATTCATTTGGAGCAATAAGCACATCTGGTGGTGTTCGTGTAATTAACCATTATTTTGTTGGAGGTAATAATATGACCGTATATGGATATACTAATAGTTTTGTTAGTATGATTGCTACTGCTTCTGCTCAAGGTTCTTGGATAGGAACATTTAATTCATCAAACTTAAAGAATTTAGCAAGAAATGGTGTTAGTTCTACCGCTGTAAGTGCTATTGGAACAGTAGCATTACCAACCGTAACAAATTATCTATTTACCGCTAACTTAAATAATTCTGCTTATAATCCTTTTACAGGAAGGATACAAAGTTTCTTTATAACAAAGTATTTAACACCAGCACAAGTTACAACTTTTGATACTATTATAAACACATTCCAAACATCATTAGGTAGGAACTTTTATTAACAAATATAAATAAAATAATATGGTTCAGATAGAGTCAGGAACATTTAATGAGGTGGTTGCCACTTGTTCAAGAAACAAAACCCTAACAGGTAATGTTACTTACTTGTGGTCAATGACGCACAAATTAACAAAGGAGAATTGGAAGTTTATTCCATTTAGAATTGTCCCTTCAGTTGATTATGCTCCTTCATATGATTTATTTACAATGAATGTTATAGATACCTCACCTGAAGTATTTACAGCATCAACATCTGCTAACACGGTAAATATACACTTGATTCCTGGTCAGTATTTTGTTAAGATATATGAGCAGTGTTCTACTACAAACTTAAACCCTATGTTGTCTTATGATGTGGTATATGAAGGAACAGCAACAGTAAATTACTCTGGTTCACCACAAAATGAAATAGTTTCATATAGCGGAAACACAAATATATTTAAAGTATACAACGGATAATGATTAAAATAGAAAACTTAAAATTCAACAAAGCAACATTATCATCTTTTAGTGAGGTGATAAGTAAGAATGTGCCATTTATTAGTTGGGGTATGGATAACCAATTCGTTAATGAATTATATCTATTAAACGATGCCTCACCAATACAAAACGCTTGTGTTAGAAGCAAGGTAGATAATGCTGTTGGTATGGGATACATTACGGACTATAAGATTAACTTAAAAGAAAATCTTAACGATATATCCAAGAAAATATTCTATGAGTTTATAACGACTGGAAATGTGTTTTTGGAAGTAGTGTGGAAACAGGATAGAAGCCAAGGATTAGCAGGTATGTATTTAATCCCATCAAGATATATCAGGTTACACAAACCCGAAGAAATGGGTGGTGATGTTACCAAATATCTTTATTGTCGTGACTGGGCAAATTGGAGAAAAGCAGGTATGGTTGAGTTCAGTGAGTTCAACCCATTAAACTTTACAGACAGACAGATTATTCATATTAAGAATTATCAATCAGGTTATGATTATTATGGAGTTCCTGATTGGTTATCAGTAATCAACGATGTAAGATTGAACCACGAAATTACTGTTTATAATTTAAGCCATATTCAGAATGGACTTAACCCATCATTATGGGTTCACTTTAATGTTCCTGCTCCTGATTCACAGAACGAACAGAATCAAATCCTTCAAGGAATAGAAAGTCGTTATGCTGGTGCTGAAAATAGTGGTCGTGTTATTGTATCTTATGGTGAGTCAGAACAAAAGCCAGACATTACTCAAATCGCATCAACAGTAGAAACAGGTTATTTTTCAGGGATATTTGAATTGGTTCAAAAACAGATATTGGCTGGTCATAAAATTATTGATGGTTCGTTAATTGGATTACCAAATCCTGGTGGTTTTACATCATCAGCAGACCAATTGGAAACAACATATAAGTTATTTATGAATACATCAATTAAACCATTACAAAACTTTATCAATAGAGAATTGAAACCAGTTATTCAACTTATCTATCCTGACCAAGAAATAAGTTTAGTGATAGAACAAAACCAAATATTATAATGAATAAGGTATTATTAATTTCGGAGAACACATTAAAAACTTATACTGCGATAAATGAATCTGTTCAGTCAGATGAGTTAAGATTTTGTATATTACAGGCTCAAGCAATATTTCTACAAGAAAGTTTGGGAACAAATTTGTATGAAGAGATGTTGCGTTTGGTTGATACTGGTGATATCTTACAACCAGGTTATGCTATCTATAAGAACTTATTGGATACCTATATTCAACCGATGTTGGTTACTTATTCATATTATCTTGGTATGGATAATTTCTATGTTAAATGGATTTCTGTTGGTTTAGTATCAAACAGAAGTGAGCAAGGTGAAAAGATTGACCATAGAACATTTCAGTATCTTAAATCAAATTCCAAACAACAGGCAGAGTTTAACGACAATTTATTAAGAAGACATTTAATATTTAGAAGTGGATTGTATCCTGAATATACATCAGGTAACTTGAACTCGGGACAATTACCTCCAATCCCTGCGACACCATTCCAATCACCAATTACAGTTCCAACATCAGCATTTGCTTGGAGTAGTAAATGGAGAGCAACTAATGGTAATTGTAATAACGCTATGGGACCGTTATGTGCGGGTAGTCCTTTTCCAACTTGGTATGGTCACACCACAAACTCTTAAATAAGATTGTGCCTCATAAGGAACTGCTCGTGAACACTAAACTCACCTTCAAGTTTGTATCCAAGTAATTTTATTACATCTAATGAAAATTGGGCTTCATCAACTATTCTTCGGTCTCTAACATCACGAGCAATCTTAAATCTATCTGGCTTTCCAAGTTTAACTCCGTTCTTAAAGTTCTTGGCATAGAGGCTTACGCACTCCTTACATTTATTTGAGTATCCATCTCTATGACCTTGCTTCCTATGGAATTCATCAAAATCTTTTTCAATATTACAGGTTCTACATTTTTTCATAAAAAAAGGGTATAGTAATAAATACTACACCCGATTTCTACGAAACACCACACTTATTTTTTTGATTCCAAATGTTCTTGGATAGTATCTAATCTTTTACCAATTTCTGCTGAATATCCCATCTCAACATAATCAACAATTACATTTGTAATTGCTACTAGTTCTTTAAGGGTTAAACATTTACCACAAGTGTGTGACCACTCGTTGATTAATTTCAAACTTGATTGTGCTGCGATTTGTCTTTCTTTTGATTGTGCCATAATTTCTTTTTTATTAAGTATAATCAATTATTTTGATACAATCAAATTATTCTTCATCAAATAAATCAATTTCCCATTCTTCAGCAACAGCCATAAAATCTTCCCAAAGGTTATCACCCATCAAACCAGATGTGGTCCAATTTTCAAGGTAGTCAGTAATACCGTCCCAATTATTTTCAATTTGTTCTACGGTAAAGTTTTCATCAAATCTATCGTTTAAGTGATTACAGATTGTTTCAGGTGTAAATGTGATTGTGTGTTTCATAATTTCTATTTTTTAGACATTAAAGAAATAATTTTAATACAGGCTTCTTCAAGTTGGTTGTTTTTAACACAAGCCAATTCATCTTCTACTGGTTGAGTTGAAAATGATGTGAAGTATCCAAATACCTCTGTAGCATCTTTTGCTCTGTTAGAAGGTTTAAGAACCATAGCGTTGTCTGTTTTAATGTTTTCAATGATAAGTTCCCATACACCATCAAATCCCATATCAAAACCAATCTTGATGTTAGGTGATTTAGAATACTTTTTTGTTAATTTAGAAGCCAAGTCATTTAAGGTTTTACTTCCTTTAATACCATTCGGGGTATTGATTACTGCGTAGTTCATAAGTTTTATTTTTTAAGTGTGTTTACAAAGATACTAATTCTTTTGATACTACCAAATTATTTTGAATTGGTTGTGGTGAGTTTCTATCTCTTTTACCATTAAAAATTGGATAATCTAAAGATTGGATAAGGATATGGGTATCAGGGATATTATATTTATCCGCAAGTTCCCACATCAACTCTTTTATTTGAATTAAAGATAAATGTGATGGTGCTGCCAATTTACCTTTGTGTGATTGTTCCCAAGAGTGTGATTGTTGGAAACTATCAAACATAATGTCTTCATTGTTTTCACTACAATGGAAGGCAAATCTAAAGAAATCACAAGGGGCTTCAGCACGGAAGGTTAAGAACTGAAACTCTGGATTACCACACAATTCTTTTTGTTCTTCAATAATTTCACCATACATAAATGGTTTCAATTTCTCAATCGTAAAATAATCAAAAAAACTTTTGTATTGAAACTTGTAAGGTAATATAGAATATTTTTCACCTTTGTATGTTACAACTACTGATACATCTTGTGGAAGGTTAGAGAAACGATTTACGATGTTTTGGATAATGTCTTGTTTTTTCATAAGTTCTATTTTTTATTTGTGTCCTACAAAGATACTAATTATTTTTTAATCTACCAAATTATTCTTGAAACTCTTTTAATTCTTCTTGTATTTGTTCCAATATTTCTTTGCCTTGTTCTATCCAATCATCAAATCCTGTTGGTTTATTACCAGTTAAAACATAATAATATGCTTCAGGTCCAAACTCATAATTGAATAAATCGTCCCATTCACCAATAAGGTCTCCCCAATTTTCTCCAAATATTTCTTTTAATATCTCATCATAAATTGGTGAACTATCAGAACTACCTTGATAATCAGATAAACCATTTGTAAGTTCCATAAATTGAGATAATTGTGTGGGGGTAAATGTGTAATTTTCCATAAGTTCTATTTCTTTAAGTGTGTTTACAAAG